GGTATCATACCCATTGGGCAGGCGGCAGATGAAGCTGTGGGCGCGGGCCTTTTTCGCTGCCGCGATGATTTCCTCGCGGGTAGCGTCCGGCTTGCCGTAGGCAATGTTCTCGGCAATCGTACCGGCTTTCAGCCAGGTTTCCTGCAAGACCATACCCAGGTTGCCGCGCAGGCTGTCCCGGGTCACGGTATCAATGGGGTGTCCATCGACCCGCAACGTGCCGCCGTTGATCTCATAGAACCGCATCAGCAGGTTGACCAGGGTCGTCTTGCCGCAGCCGGTGGGGCCGACAAGGGCAATGCGC